CCGTCTCGACATGCGCTACTCCGGGTCGGGAACGAGGTAGACGTGGTGCGTCTCGCTGTCCTGGCGCTCGGTGCCGTCCACGCGAAACCGCTTCGTGTCCCCTCCGGCGGTCTCCGCAGCCAGGACGAGCGTGCCCTTCGGGAGCGAGGCCACCTGGTCCCGCCGGAACGCCATCACCCGCTGCGTCTCGCGCCGGCCGAAGTCGGCGCCATCCGGGCTGTCGACCGCGGCCATCGGAACCCAGATCCCGGTGGTGAGGATCGGAGCGGAGGCCGGCCGCGTGACCGTGGCCGGCACGCCGAACACCGCGAAGATGGGCCCCAGCGGGGGCCGTAGGTCGTCCGCCACCTTGCGCCTCGCTCTAAGTCGAGCCGACCATCGTCAGCTTGATGACCGCGGCGGGCCGCAGGCAGAGCGGCAGCGGGTTCGACTGCGTGTGCAGCTTCACCCACCGCTGGAACTCCGGGTCGCGCGCCTGCTTCGCGTAGATCGGGAGGCCCATCGTGTTGACGGTCTCCTCGAAGTCCGCCGGCGCGAAGTACGTCTGGAAGAGCGGTCCCTTCTCCGTCATCGCGCCTTCAGGGAAGCAGTACGCCTCGCCGTCGGCGATGAAGTCGACCGCCCCGACCTTGCCCCGGTATTCCTCGAAGGTGATCCCGGCGAACTCGAAGCCGCGGCGGATGTCCTTCCGCAGGGTCTCGCCCTCCCGGTACTTGAGGGTCTCCTTCACGGCCGCGTGGTCGACGAAGGCGTCGAACCAGGACGAGGAGCACAGCGCCCGAGCGCCGGAGTAGACCGCCGCGCCGAGCGCGGTCTCGATCGTGCGGAGCACGCTCATGCACTTCGCGCGCATCTCGAGCGCGGGGTCCGCGAATTCGAAGTCGACCGTCGGCTGCTCGACGTTGAACTCGGTGTAGAGGTTGTAGATCTGGGTCACGCCGTCCGCGTCGAGGATGAGGCCCTTCAGCGCGCCCATGCGGAGGTGCTCGAGGGTGACCTCGTGCATCGCCCGCAGCGTCGCGAGCCGCTGGTTCACGACGGTCTGGATCATCTCGACATCGGTCTCGCTCCCGAACGCCCGGACGTTCTGAACCGAGTCCGCGAGGATCTTCGACTCCCGCGCCAGGTGCGGCACCGTGAAGGCGCGCATCCGGCGAGCGTCCGCCCCGAGCGTGTCCGCCTCGCCGCCGCGCGGGCTCGTCGGGATGAGGGTCAGCTGCCCGTCCTTCTCCTCGACCTGCACGATGGTCGTGGTGATGCCGGACTCGCTGAACAGTCCGAGCTCGCCGAGACGCCCCGGCTTGTAGGGCGCCTTGTTGATCGCCGCGGTCAGCGACCGCAGCGAGAAGGCGTCCTGGTTGAAGACATCCATCGTCGGCATGTGCGCTTCTCCTGTGACCCGAGCTTCGGTCAGGCCGCGAACGCCGCGGCCACCCTGTGCGTGGCCGCGCTAGTCGCGCGCCTTGATCCCGACCGCCGCGAGATCCGCGATCCCGCCGTCCTCGTCGACGTCCGCGGTCCACCCGAGACCGTCCTTCCGGACCTCGGCCCCGAAGTTGATGACGACGCCCGTCATGGCGGCCGGCGCCAGGACCGTGCTGTTGTCGAGTTCGGCGTAGAGCACGCCGGCCGCGACCTCCGACCCGTCCGAGTTCGCGTCGTCGTACGGGGCGTAGTGGTTGGTCGCCGACACGATGCCGAGCACGCGCCCGGGCGCGAGGATCTCGCGAGGCGGCACGTCGACCAGCACGGTGTCGCGCGAGAGCGTGCCGGGCAGCTCGCTGAGGATGAAGTCGCCGGGGCGCCGGCCTTCGGTCAGTACGGACATGGCACTACTCCTTCGTGAATCCGTTCCGCTTCGCGTAGATGGCTGCCGGGCTCAGGTCCGCGCGCCGCGTGGCGCGCTGCTCCGGCGTGAGACTGCCGTCGATCGTTTGGGGGTCGCGCAGCGCCGTCACCATGACGAGCTGCTCGCGCACGGCCTCGACGCTCATCCCGCCCCGGATGTAGGCCGCGGCCAGGTCCGGCACCTGAGACATCGCGCACAGCGCCGTGATCTGCTCCTGACGCTGGACCGCCTCGGCGCGCCGGGCTCGCTCCTCACCGATGCGCGCCTGCGCGACCTCGAGCGTCGCGCCCTCGGTGACCAGCACCTCGGCTAGGTCGAGCACCTCAGCCTCTCGGCAGAGGCGCAGGACGTCCACCGCCGCGGCCGGCTCGGGGGCCGGGGGCTCGGGGGCCGGGGGCGGGGCGGGCGGCTCGGTGAGCGCCTCCACCCGCGCCTTGAACGGCTCGGGCACCTTGAGCGTGGCGAGCGCCTTCGGGCTGAGGAGCGCAGCCGCGCGCAGGCCTTCGACCTTGTCGGTCGCCAGCCCGTAGGTGATCGCGTCGTCGGCGTCGAGCCAGGTCTCGCCGTCCATCAGCTCGCCGAGCTCCTCGTCGCTCAGCGCGGAGTGCCAGCGGTAGGTCGCGATGATGGCCGCGCGGATTGTGTCCAGTTCGGCGGCCGCGGCGCGGAGGTCGGAGGCGTAGCCGTAGACGCCCGTGAGCGGGTTGTGGACGAACAGGAGGGCGTTGTCGCCCATCGTGACCGTGTCGCCGGCCATGATCACGATCGAGGCCGCACTCGCGGCGAGGCCCTCGACGATCGCCTCGATGCGCCGGCTCTTGGTCGCCCGCTGGTCACGCAGGGCATTCGCCATCTGGACGGCCGCGAAGACGTCGCCGCCCGGGCTGTTGACGTGCAGGCGAATCGTCTGGATCGCGTCGGGGAGCTTCTTCAGCTCGTCGATGAAGGCCTTCGCGGTGATGACGCCCTGGTTGTCGCCCCACCACTCCTCGATCCACCCGCCGATGAAGTCGACGAGGTAGATGTCCGCGACGGCGGGGTCGCTCTTCGCGGCGTCGATACGGAACCAGTTCGCATTCGGCATCGGTTACCTCACTCCGCCGGCGCGGGCGCAGGCTCGCGTGGCGGGTCGGGATCGGGGTCCGGTGGCGCCAGCGCGGACGCCTTCGCCGCGCGCCGCCCGTCCGAGTCGTAGGCGAGCTTCAGCGCGTCGGCCCGCTCGTTGTCGGCCGCCTGCTGCGCGTCGATGACCTCGGCGTCGTCGCCCTGCTCGGACACGACGGCCGTCCGGCTCTTGAAGCCGCTCCGCACCGCTTCCTTGTTCGCCTGGACGTCCTGCAGCGGGTTGATGTAGGGCCAGCCCTGTGGCTGCCAGAGCACGCGCGCGTACGGCTCGGGATCCGTCAGGTAGTCCATCGGGATCGGGAGCGCCTGCGACAAGAAGACGCGGTCCATCCACGCGCGCCACACGCGGCGGCAGAACTGAAAGACGACGATCTGGTGCTGCCACGCCTGAATCGCGCGGCGGAACTCGTGCAGGAGCACGCGCACGCTGCGGTCGTTCACTGACGAGAGGTCGCCCGTCAGTAGCTCGTAGGGCACGTCGGCCGCGGTCGCGATGTGCCGGAGCTGCGCCTTGATGAACTCGCCGTACCCCGGCGCCTCGGGCGGATCGCTCCACTCGACCTCTTCGCCTGGGTCGAGTTCCTGCATCGTGCCGGGCTCGAGCTGCGCGAACGGCTTACCGCCGATCGTCGTCGCAGGGAGGCCCGTCAGCGGGTTCACCTCACCGACGTCCCCTACGGCCGGCGGGCGCTTCACGAAGCCCGTCAGCATGTTCGCGAGCTGCTGACGCAGGAGTGCTGCGTCGGAGAACTTGTGCGACTCGTGCAGGGCCACGAGCGCCTGCGCGAGCTGGGGCTCGCCGCGCAGCTGCCCGGGGCGCAGCGGGTTGTAGAGGTGGATGACCAAGTCCGCCGGCACCGCGACGTGCCGCGAGGCGTCGAAGTCGTCCTGCTCGGGCCGGCACGGATGGAAGTAGTAGGCGGTTCGCCGGCCGATGGCGTCGAACTGAATGCCGGCGCGGATCCGCTGCGACCAGTGCGTGTAGTCGTGCGGGCACAGCTCAGGCTCGAGGATCTGAATCTGGAGCGGCACCGTGAGGCCGTCGCTCAGCAGCCGCGGCCGGAGGCGCGCGAAGCTCTCGCCGCCCGTCAGCCACGTGCGCGCGGCCTGGCCCTGTTGACCGTAGAAGTCCAGCAGGCCGTCGGCGTCGCTCTCGTCTGTCCACCGCTCCCAGAGAGCCTGGAGCGCTCGCCGGAACTCGGGATCGTCCGCCTGCGAGATCGGGCGAATCCCGGTGCCGATGAGATTCGAGACGAGGCGATTGACCGCACCCTTCGCGTACCCGTCGTTCCGCACGGCGGCGCGGGAGCGGTCGCGAAGGGTGGCGAGGTTCGAGAGGAGGGCGTCGTTCGCGCGCGTCGCGACGGTCGGCCAGCCGGCGACGCGCCGCGTGCCGGTCGAGCCCGCTTCGTAGGAGCTGCTGTTGCGGACCCCGGGCGCACCGGCTCCCCGGAAGACCTGCGCGAGGCGACGTGCGGAGGTCAGAAGGCTCATCGCATTCAGAGCCCCGTCGAACCCACAAGCAGCGTCTGCTTGCTCTTCGTGCGTGCGGTGGAAGCGAGGTCCTTCAGGATGTCCTGCTCGACCTGGCGCATCTCGGCGTCTGAGCTGTAGGTCACCGAACGGTCCGCGCACTGAACCGTTCGGATGCCCCGCAGGCGCGCAGTGCGGATCGCGGTGAGGTCGGCTTCGGTGTAGGCCATGGCCTGCTTGTGAAGACACGATCAAGCAGGCCGGCGAGGGTGTCGATTTTATGAACTATTTATTCGGCGGGCAGATGTGCCGCGAGCGCATCGCGCAGCACCGCCCGCAGCGACACGCTCCGCGCGCGCGCTTGCCGGTCGTAGGCGTCGAACACCTGGCGGGGAATGGTGATCGTGGTCACGACCGCATCGGAGTCGACGACGCGCGGCCGGCCACGCGGCAGCCGGAACCGCGGAGCGGGGGTGGGGACCACGCGCCGCGGGCGCGCAGGCGGCGGCGCGTCGCCGTCCTCCTGGCCGAGCGCGGCCCGCTCGAAGCCGCGCCACACCTTCACGATCTCAGGGATGCCGGCCCCGGGCGACAGCAGCCCGAAGAAGATCGCGCGCCGGAGCCCGCTCTTGATGTGGACGACCCGTGTCTCCGACGAGAAGCGGGCCCATGACGAGTCCTCGCAGTTCCACTCGGCGCACGGGAGCGTCAGCAGCGAGACGCCGGCGCGGTCGCCCTTCGAGAGCATGTAGCCGAGCGCCGCCTGGTTGATGCCGCCGTACTGCTTCCGCCAGACCTGGTGGTGTCGGCTGTCGCCGAGCATCCGGCGGTTCTCGCGGCGCCACTCCTCGACAAACGCCCGCGTCCGGTCGGAGACGCGCAAGAACACGACGCCGGAGTTGAAGGGGAAGCGGGTCTGCTCCTTGACCGTGTAGGCGATGTCGAAGTCCCGATCCCACACGTCATCGAGCGGCCGGAGGATCATCGTGTCCGCGTCCATCAGGAGCAGCCGCGCGCCGTCCGGAGCTCCGGTCACCACGTGATACCAGTGCTCCATTTTCTGCGTGTTGTGGACGTGCGACGGAATCCCGAGCGCTGAGCGCATCGGCTCCGGCCGGACGTGGCGGACCTGAATCTCCCAATTCGGGCAGTAGGTCTTTGCGGTGTACTGAAGGACCTGCGCGAGTCGCGCCCACAGGTGGTCCACGTCCGCGCCGAAGTAGCACGCCTCGAGACGCGGCTTCACGGCGCGGTGCTCCAGCGTGGCGTCACGCGGCCCCGCCAGTTCGCCCGGTTCTGCTCGCCGAGGTGCAGCACGTAGAGGTCCCAGAGCGCCGCGGTCGCCGGGAACTGCCGGCGAAAGTCGAGGTCGTACTTACCAGCGGTCCGATACGACCCGAAAGCCAGACCAGCCCGATAGCGAAAGAGCTGGAAGTAGCCGAGGCAGCGCCGCGCCGACCAGAGGGCGTGTTCGCGCGTGTTCGGGCACTGAACGTAGGTCGCGCCCCGCACCTTCGGTGGGATGAGCGCCAACCGCTCGCGTGGCGTCCGGCCGCGGCGGTGGAGGCGCAGGTCGCGCGGCGTCAGGCAGTGGTAGCGGGCGCAGCCGTACAGCACATCGGGCTGCACCTCGTCCTCGCCCGGGAAACGCCCGAACGGGTACACGTCCGCGTCCAGCGAGAGGCACAGCTCGCCGGGCGCGGGCGGCCGCCGATACCCAGGCGTGATGCCGAAGGCCTCGTCGAGGGCGGCGGCCTTGTTGAGCATCGCCTCGTCACGCGACCAAGCGTGGGTGGCGACAAGCCCCACGCCGTGCGCGGACGCGACCTCGTGCGTCTCGTGGTCCTCCGGCTCCGTCACGACCGTCAAGGCCTCGGCGCCGAGCATCTGCACCCACGCCGGCAGGATGACGGCGAGCAGGTCGGCGTAGCGCAGGGCTGGGATGACCGCCCTCATCGCTGCACCCACCATATCGAGTCGCAGCGACCTACGCGCCCCAGGCACTCGTCGACGGCCCGCGCGACGCCAGGCCAAGACTTGTGTGAATAGTCGTGGCCCGCCAGGATGCCGCCCATCCGCACAAGCGGGCGGTACAGCTCGATGTCCCGCTTGCACGGTTCGTAACGGTGGTCGCCATCAATGAAGATCAGGTCGGCCTTCTGTCCACGCAGGCGATCGCGCAGCGCAGG